GAAACAAAATGAATAAGGTTGTTGGATTATGGAACGGTTTACAACGAAGAATGCACGTTGCATACACTACAATGAATAATTTTGAAGTCCCTCTGCCCTCTGGACGATCTATAAATTATGGTAGGGTTGAGGTAGCTTTACAAAATAACCGAAGAACATACGTAGCTAGAGTAGCTAAAGGAGCTAAGAAGATACCTGTCAGACTTTGGGGAGGTTTATTAGCGGAGAATGCTTCTCAAGCATTAGCGAGAGATGTGTTTTCAGACATGCTTCTAAGAATAGATGAAGCAGGTATTAAAACAATTTTCCACGTACACGATGAAGTTGTCGTGGAGACAGATGAAGACAAAGCAGAAGAGACTCTTGAAAAGATAATATCTATAATGAGTACTCCTCCTAGTTGGATTGAGGACATCCCATTAGAAGCTGAAGGAAAAATACTAACACGATACGAGAAATAAAATGCAATACCGATACCTTAAAAATCTAAAAGAACAAAAGGCTTATAAGTTCACAGACCCGCTACAAGTACAGAAGAAGAAACCAAAGTTTACTAACAAAGCGAAGTATAGAGAATGGTGTGCTGATAAGGATACTGATCATGTATTCTATAGTATGGTCGAAGGCGATAATCCAAACCTTCGAGTGCAGGGAGATAACCCACCTAACTTTGTTTTTGGAATAGTAGCTGACTATGATGCACCTGTTGATTGGGATCTAGCAATGAAGATAATTAAGACTCAGTGCAAAGATCATCTCCCCACTTGGATGAGTAAGACACAATCTGGGTATATAAGACTGGTCTGGGAACATGGAAAGACCCCCACCTCTAAAGAAAGGTATGCTCCTTATATGAATATTATGTGTAATGAATTAAGCCTAGAACGTATCTTTGCTGGTTTCGATAGGTCATCTCTTAAAGCTAATCAGTACTTTGAGTTAGGTGAAGATTGGGTACGTATTGGTGATCCTTTAGATAGTGCATTAATACAGAAAGCGATAATCAAAGCGGCTATGTCTAAACCGCCTCAAACTTCCGAGACTTCGATACCTATGGAAGTTGTCGGTAAGGAAGTTATGGAGAAGTTTCCCAACAGATGGTTAGGTGAATTCGTAGAGGGTGAGAGAGGGCCATTGTTCTGGATAGATGACGGTATTGAAAGAGAAGGATGTATGATTACTAAGGATGGTATGCTTTGTTTCTCTGATAGAGCAGGTAAAGACTTTGTTCCTTGGAAAGAAATACTTGGCTCTAAGTTTGTGAAGGACTTCGAGACAGCTAAGTTAGGGGATATACTAGACAACTACTGGTTCAATGGCACTAAGTTTTTTAAACTACTGCATGGCACTGCTGTAACGATACCGAAAGAGTTGCTAGTTTTAGAGCTAAGAAACTTAGGTTTTACAGTAGATAGAAAAAAGAAACCAATATCAGAAGTAGAAGCAGCCGTCATATCTATATGTAATGAGAATAGAATAGACGAGATAGCACCTATCATATGGTCTAAAGACCGTGTAGTTCAGACAAACTCTAATAGAA